TTCCATCTTTCGGTTACTTGTTTTTGCATCTCTGCTTCGTAACCCATAATCATATCTTTGATTTTTCTTTCAGCTTCCAGCTTTTCTTCTTTAGTTGTAGTTAAGTTATCTAAAACTCCGCCTACGTTTTTTATAAGATCGCCAGCTCCAGCTGAAAATACTTTATTTAATATACTCATTTAATTTTATTTTTTAGCAAATTTTTCTATACCGCTTATACCAAAGCAACCTAACACAACAAACACAAAAGAATCGTATACAAATTCGTTAATTACCAGATCTTTACCTGTATAACCAGTTAGTAAGTCTATTATCATAATCACACACATTATTGCAAATGCAATAAATCCTATAATAGACTTTTCGTTCCAGTCGTTGTTATCTTTAAATATATTCATTTAAATTACGTTTAAAATCTAAAAAACCCTGTACCAGCTGCTCCTCTTCTACGAGCTCTTTTTTTACTTGGTCTAGAGCTTTTTTTATTTAAAAGCTTTTTATCTCCATATATCGATATACCTGAGTCAAATTTGTTCCTTATTGTTGGATCAAATATAAACTCTGATTTTTTAGACGGTGGTGTAGTAATTTTTCCACGTTGTTGAGCACTTTTTCCACTTGTTTTAGGTGAGTCTAATCCTTGACGTGTCTTGCGAAAATAGTCATATGGTTCTGTTTCTATTGGATTTTTTATCTCATCTATTTGATCTTTAGTACTTTTCTTTCTTTCTATTTTTAACTTACCGTGTTTTTTAACATGGAAGTTTTCCGAAAAAGGAAAAGCCGATTTTTTGTATTTTAATTTAAAAGGTCCACTTTGTTTTTTCATATTTTGTTTTTTATTTTTGGATTAGTTATTGCTTCGTTTGCGTCTTTCTCCCATTTCCAGTCTGAACTACCAGCTTCTTTCCACTCGCCTGTGTTTATATCCATTATCATATCTTGACCATTTATATCTTTTCTAGGATAAGTTTCGCCTTCGTAAGTTACACTATCATCAGTGTAAGACAACTTACCCGGTGATATTTTCATAGCTGTTAAATGTACCATCTCGTGTTTCAGCGCTTCTTTAGCTAAATCACTGTTAGGATCTACGTTTTTATTTAAGTATATAGTATTAGCGTCTTTGCCATGTGCTGGTGAGTTAGCTTCGGCTATAATATCATCAGGTAAATTTTTTCTGATAATAGCGTTACCAGGTATAG